AAAAGAAACAGGAAGAGGTATTGAAGACTATGTAAAATTACAAAGAGACTTCAGTGCTATGAATCCTGATTCTTTGCTAAGAGAGTATTTGACAGTTACAGAAGGCGAAGGTTTAGACCCTGAAGATATTGATTCTCTAATGGAGGATTATTCTTGGGATGAAGAACTAGATGAAGAGTCTGTAATTAAGAAAACGAAATTAGCAAAGAAAAAAGCTATTGCCAAAGCAAAGAAGTTTTTTAATGAGCAAAAAGAATTATACAAGCAGCCCCTTGAGTCGAGACCGGCTGTTGATTCTCAGAGCAACAATGAAGAGCTTCAAGAGTACAGGCAATATTTAGAATCTGTTAAAACTCAACAACAGGAAAGTGAGGCAAAACGCAATTGGTTTTTAAAAGAAACCGATAAAGTTTTTACTGAAGATTTCAAAGGTTTTGATTTCGTGCTTGACGACAAAACAGTAACCTTCTCTCCAGGTGATGCGCAGACAATTAAAAAAACTCAAGAGACTCCAATGAACTTTATTAATAAGTATTTGGATGACAAAGGTTTGATTAAGGATGCTGCTGGATACCATCGAGCTTTATCAATCGCAATGAATCCTGACAAATTTGCTAAGTTCTTTTATGAGCAAGGCAAGTCTGAAGCTACGGAAGATGTAATACGCAAAACTAAAAATATAAATATGAGCGAGCGTAGAGCGCCTGAAGTAACTAATAAAGGAGGATTTCAAGTTAAGTCAGTTAACCCTGATTCGGGACGAGGCTTAAAAATAAGAAGTATTAAACGAAAATAAATTTTAAAAATTAATTATTATGGCAGGAGCAGTTCAAGCAACCCCTGGGTTTGCTTTACAACCGAGTGCAGAACAGGTGCCTTTGGCAACTAACTACATTACAAACTTTGATTTCTTAAATCAGTATTTACCTGATACTTATGAAAAAGAGTTTGAGCGATATGGAAATCGTACAATCGCATCTTTCTTACGTTTAGTAGGAGCAGAGATGCCTTCTAATTCTGACCTTATCAAATGGGCAGAGCAAGGAAGATTACACACTAAATATACTAACTGTGCATCAGCAGGAGCAGCTGGTGACGATACAGCTACAATCACAGTAGGTGATGCATTAGTACCTGGTACTGGAAGCATTGCAATTAGAGTAGGACAGACTGTTGTTATCTCTGATAATGCAGGAGCTGGATTAAACAAAGGTATTGTTACAGCCGTGAATACGGGAGCAGCAACTTTTGATGTAGCTTATTATGAAGCAGCTGGACAAGTTGGTGCAGCTGGACTTACAAGAACAGTGTTTATTTATGGTTCTGAATTTAAAAAAGGAACTAGTGGAATGGTAGGCTCATTAGAAGCTGATGACGTTATCTTTGATAACTCACCAATTATCATCAAAGACAAATACGCTGTAAGCGGGTCTGACATGGCGCAAATTGGATGGGTAGAAGTAACTACTGAAAACGGAGCATCTGGATACTTATGGTATCTTAAATCAGAGCACGAAACTCGTCTACGTTTTGACGACTACTTAGAAACAGCAATGATTGAAGCTGTACCAGCAGAAGCTGCGTCAGGAGCAATCGCAGCTGGAGGAGATGTAGGGAACAAAGGTTCTGAAGGTATCTTCTATGCAGTTGAGAATCGTGGAAATGTGTGGGGCGGTGGAAACCCAGCTGCACTAGCTGACTTTGATGCAGTAATCTCTCGTTTAGATAAGCAAGGTTCTATTGAAGAAAATGTAATTTTCGTTGATAGAGATTTTAGCTTTGATATTGATGATATGTTAGCAGCTCAAAACTCTTATGGAGCTGGTGGAACATCTTATGGTTTATTTGACAATGACAAAGACATGGCATTAAACCTTGGATTCACTGGATTCCGTAGAGGATATGACTTCTACAAGTCTGACTGGAAATACTTAAATGACCCAACTATGCGTGGTGGTCTTCCTACTGGAGCTAACTCAGGCCGTATCAACGGACTATTAGTACCAGCTGGTTCTACTACAGTATACGACCAGATTTTAGGTAAGAACGCGAAGAGACCATTCTTGCATGTTCGATACAGAGCTTCTGAAACAGAAGACAGACGTTACAAAACTTGGATTACAGGTTCTGCTGGCGGTGCTGCAACTTCTAGCTTAGATGCTATGGAAGTACACTTCTTGTCTGAGAGAGCTGTATGTACGTTAGGTGCAAACAACTTCTTCTTATTCCAAGAGTAGTATTATTACTAAGGGAGGTTTAACCGCCTCCCTTTTTTTTTAAATCTAATTAAATTTATATATAATGAAAAAAAATGCATTAGTAGACAAGGTCTACAAACTTACTAGAGATAGAGCCCCAATATCTTTTTTATTACCTTCAGGTGGCTCAAGAAGACAACCCTTATTACATTTTGACGAAGACAAAGGAATCAACCGAGTGTTGAGATATTCTCCTAACCAAAGGTCTTGTTTTGAAGATGAGCAAGATGGACAAGTAGTTAGAGAACCTATTGACTTTGTAGATGGTTTCTTATCAGTTCCAAAAAACAATCCTGTATTGCAAGAGTTTTTATATTATCACCCATTGAATGGTAAAAAGTTTATTGAGGTGAATGAAGAAAAAGATGCAGCAGCAGAAATTGAACAATTAAATATAGAGGCAGATGCTCTTATTGAAGCTAGAAAGCTTTCAGTAGACCAGGTGGAAACTATATCCAGAGTTTTGCTAGGAAGAAATACAGAGCAAATGAGCACAGCAGAGCTTCGTAGAGATATATTAATCTTTGTTAAGCGAGAACCTGATACGTTCTTAAAAATGGTTAATGACCCTATGTTAAAGCTACATTCTAATGTACAGTTATTCTTTGATAAAGGATTGCTATCGTTTAGGAACAAACAAAAAGAAGTATGGTTTAATACATCATCAAACAAAAAGAAGATGTTGACCGTGCCCTTTGGAGAAGACCCTATGTATATTGTATCGTCATATTTACAGAGTGATGACGGAATAGAGTCTTTAAAAATGTTAGAAAAATTACTAGAAGATTAGTGATTGCTAAGAGAGGTCAAAAATAATTGACCTCTTTTTTTTTGCTTATCTTTGTAAAAAAGAAAGCGATGATAAATGCTGTTAGAAATACAGTTCTTGCTATACTTAATAAGAATAATTACGGCTATATATCTCCATCAGATTTTAATTTGTTTGCAAAACAAGCACAGTTAGATATTTTTGATGAATATTTTATAGCATATAATAATCAGATTAATAAACAAAATGGGAGAGTATCAGGAACTGGATACGCAGATATTCAAAGAGGATATGAAGAAGTAATAGATACTTTTTCAATCACGGCAAGCTTGTCTCAAAGTATGTTAAATGAATACACAGTTCCTACACCAGCTACTACAGGTTCAGACTATTATTTATTAAATAAAATATTAATTTATAGTACCGTAACTTCTTCAGGAGTTACTACATCTACTGGAGGAGGTAATACGCAGTTAATAGATTCAGGAGCAACATTTCAAACAGATGGAGTGGCAGCAGGAGATGTTGTTTCTATTGTATTGTCAAACTCTGTAGTTACAAATTTAAAAGTGGCTTCTGTTACAAATCAAACAACAATAGTTTTGAATGTAGCTTCTTTGACTATAACAGGTGTCCCTTATGCTATTTATAAGAAGGCTGATTTAAAAAATGAAGCAGAGCCAGTTAGTCATAGTAAAATAACTATGCTTACTAAATCAATGCTTACTAGTCCTAACACTACTTTTCCTTCTTATACTCAAGAAGGAAACATATTAACCTTATATCCTGATTCTGTAAGCCAAATAGGTAGGGTGGTATCGCAATATATTAGATACCCAAAAGACCCTAAATGGACCTATATTTCACTTACAGGAGGAGAACCTATATTTGACCAGTCTCAATCAGACTATCAAGACTTTGAACTTCCTCAAGATGATGTAAATAATTTAGTCGCTAGAATATTACAATACGCAGGTATGTCTATTAGAGAGATAGCCACGGTGCAGTTTGGTCAAGCTATAGAACAACAAGAAAACCAAGAACAATAGTATGGCATATTTATCACAATATCAATATTACGAAAATGCGGGAGCGGCTCCTACCAATAAAAATTGGGGGTCTTACCAGTATGTAAGCTTGGAAGATATAGTAAATAATTTTCAGTTGATGTATTCTGGAAACCACTCGCTAGTTAATAACGAGGAAAGGTACAAGATATTGTTTCATGCAAAGCGCGGGATACAAGAGCTTAACTATGATGCGTTTATGGAAGTAAAAGCTTTAGAGCTTACTGTATTTGATAATCTTACTTTTGTTTTACCTAACGACTATGTAAACTGGATTCGTATATCTTTATATAAAGACGGATGGCTTAGACCTTTAAACGAGAACATTCAGGTTAACTCTGCTCAAGCATACTTGCAAGGAGCAGGGGGAACTCTTACATTCAACTCAGACGGAACTGTAATTACTACTGACTCGCAGCTAGATACTGAAAGAAAAAACGGTCAACAAAACAGTATATATTTAAATCAAAATAATGCTGATGACCAAATACCCGCTGACACTCAAGCTAACTGGTATGCAGATTATACTATTGGAGCGCGTTATGGTTTAAATACAGAAACCGCTAATATAAATCCTACTTTTAGAATAGATAAAAAAGCAGGAGTTATAAACTTTGATTCTACAATGCTTAATGAAAGCTGCATATTAGAATACATCTCTGATGGAATGGAGGGAGGAGATGATTCTCAAGTTTCAGTGAACAAACTTTTTGAAGATTACGTTTATGCTTATATTGAGTATGCTATTTTAAATAGCAAGTTTAATGTTCAAGAGTATATTATCAATAGAGCTAGAAAAAGAAAAACAGCTCTACTTAGAAATGCAAAAATTAGATTAAGCAATATTCATCCTGGAAGATTATTAATGAATCTTAGAGGAGAGAGTAAGTGGATTAAATAAAGATGGCAAACATTCAAAGAAATTTTATCGCTGGCCGTATGAACAAAAGCCTTGACGAAAGGCTTGTTCCGAATGGTGAGTATATTGATGCGTTAAATGTAAGACTTGGTTCTACGGAAGGCTCTGAAGTAGGTTCTGTAGAAAACTCAAAGGGTAATACCATTCTTACAACATTGATGTTTGATAATATTGAATTAAGCAATAACGCCAGGTGTATTGGAGCTTTTGAGGATGGGGCTAACGAGACTATTTATTGGTTTGTACACGACCCTGCTTTTATAGCTAGTCCTACCACAAAA